ACGTTCTTCAATCGTACCTTGACGGATCGATGAATATGAAACGCCTTTCAGATCGTTCGACAAACTGGTGTAGCTGACGTTCAAGCCTGATGCGATGCCGCGCAAGACCGCTTCTTCGAAATCCGCAAACGCTGATGTTGGATGCGCTGGGTCAATCATCTTGAAGTCATGACCTGATGGCAATTGGTAAACCGATGCTGGTGCCATATCAATGATTGGCACCTCATCGTCAGTCTGATCATCACCAACGAACTCATTACCGTCTGGCGTAGTAATAATACCGAACTTGGCCGCTGCGGATCGCGCTGCAATCAATTCAGCTTCACGATAACCATGCAACATCTTCAGTGACGAAATAGCTGGTGACATGAATGGCTCACCACGGGTCTGATGCGTGCGGTGCGGAATAAACAAGTGAAGCATTTCTTCCGCTGGGACACGAACGTGCTTGCGCTCTGAGCCAGTTGCGTAATTAAGGCTATCATTAGGGTGCGCAGTTAAAACATAATATGCTACAGGCTTATGGAATTGATCCATTTCGACACCCATGCGGATTTGATTTCCGTTCTGTGCGCGTCCGTTCTTTGTTTCATCCACCAGATCAGCTTCAATGAACTGCAACGCAAAACCATCGCGGAAACGCTTGTTCTGCACGAACTTGACGAACACTTCACCGTCACGCGCCAGTGTCTCCGCGACATAGCGTTGCGCGTCCAACCAAGACATGCGCCCGGTGACATCGCAATTCCCCAATCTGCCCCACGCCTTGAACGCGTTTTCCAGAATGGTGTTGCCCGCTGCATCAAGTGAACGGTCATCATTCCGTGCGCGAACCTGAACTGTGAAGCCTTTTTCGCCAACGACGTTGGTGCGGATCAGGTTCAGGAAGCGTTTCGCATATTCATTATTACGCGCCAGATCACGTGATCGGTTGCGCAGAACTGGCAAGCTATTGCGCAATTCACTGTCCGCTGATGCACTCGATCCAATAAAGTCGGTAAATAAGCGACCTTGATTTGCGCCCGCATAGCTTCTGCGTTTGCGGCTGCGCTTTACGATTTGGCCTTCGGCTTGTTCACTTCTGCGTGATAGGAAATCAAACAAGCCCATCTTAGAACCTCATCAAAATTGTTGAACCAGTCTTGCGACCGTTCTTTATGTCATTTTTGCGCTTCTGGACATTGACTTCACGCCGGTAATGATCGCGCCACGTTAGCAGTTCATCAGGTGTCATTTTTGTAAGTGATCGACCTGCGATGCTATAGCTAGATAAGTCTCCGTCTGCGCGGTTCTCCAAGACTGCTTCAATCTTATCAACCATTTTTTCTGCGTGGCTGCGCGGGTCAGAAACTTCATCAAGGTCGCCAACAACTTTGATTGAACCAGTTTCAACCACGATGCGCGCGCTGTCGCTATCACGCAACACTTCAATCTGATAAGCGTATTTACCAGCGATGAAGTCATCAGATGCGGTGCTTGCGATGGTGAAAAGAAAGTCAGCATCGGATGCAGCCGCAGTGACAGAAAATTCATTCGTGGTTGTATCTAGTGACTTCGCCATGAATGTGACTGTGTAGTCAGTATTTGGATAATCAGTGCCAAGATCGGTATTTTTCCACTGCACAAAGTCGCCAACCGTAATTTCCGCTGGGACTTCGGTGGGTGCATTCGCAGCGTCAAACAAATTGGCCATTCTGTTAGTATCCTGTCACAAAGTTATTTGGGCGCGGCTTGAATGCGCGACGTTTAGGCACGACTTGATCAGATTTTACCTCATTTTGGGTATGTTTTGCAAGGTGTTCGATATTTAGCCCCATAAGCTCCAACGCGGCCATGGCATAAACACGACAATCTAATGCCTCATTCCGCTGCCTCACCTTCACCCATTCGCGCTTTGGCCGACCTTTGTAGTAGCGTGTGACCTTCTTTTCCGATGTCAGCATACGAAAGTATTCCTCACTGTGCGTGATTGAGAAATGGCAGTATCCCGGGCCTTCATCTGTGACCTTCAGTCTGGCGAATATCAGTTCTTTCGCGGTATCTGTGCCAACTGGGAATAAGTTGATCTTGCCGATATTGTTTTTGCTTGGCTTCCCGATGATCGGCTTGCCTTCCCCACCAATACCTTTGATGGCAAACACGCGCTTCCCGGCACGACGCTTCACATAGTTATAAACCTGTTGCGTGTAGTGGCCACCACTGTCAATGCAAGTTGATCTGATGATCATTTCGCCACGCTTCGGATGCACGAACTTCTGCGCCAGAACTTCATCCAGTCGCTGCCAAAGTTCTGCACTGGATGGGTCGCCATAGATTTCGTTATACTGGATTGACCACGTTTCCTGACCGCTGCCAGTCGCCATGATTTCATATGCAAGTCGGTCATCCTGAACGTCGACACCCGCAGTCAGGACAACTGCACCTTCAGGCAAATCATCAGGCCAATCTTCGCGGCGTTCAAAAAGGTCATATTCATCGATGCGTTCGCCTTGTTCTTCATAGGTTTCGCCAAGCGTGGTGTTAATCCACGTTTTCAGGCGCATCGGATCACGCTTTGATGCCAAGAAATCACGCACAATATCTTCAAGCGGTGTCCATGGGGAATATAACGCAGAAAGATGGAAACCCGCAGTTTTGCCATCACCTTCCGCAGTCTTGCGCCATTCTCCATATCGAATTGATTGGAAACGCTTTGCATCATTCCAGCATGATCCGCAGCATTCGCAAGTGTATTCCGCTGTGGATGGCTTGCTGTCCGTCCAGCGCACGTTTGACCACTTCAATTCCTGATGTTCACCGCAATCCGGGCATGGTACGAAATATTTGCGCTGATCGCTTTCGCCATATGCACTTTCAATGCGTGACGCACCTTTTTCAGTCGGCGTGCTGACCAAGATGATCTTGCGGTTCCAGAATGTTGCGGATCGCTTTCGCGCCAACGCAACTGGGTCGCCTTCAGTCCCAGCCGATAATGGGTATCGATCCACCTCATCGCACAAGATGACCCGACACGGACGTGATGCCAATGATGATGGTGAGTTTGCGCCACACGCAGTAACATGCCCACCAGAAAATACTTTGTGCAATGTAGTGTTGCCGCTATCCCTCGCGCGTGGGTCTCCTACTTTCTCCGACAACACTGGCGTGTCGCGGATCGCGGGTGCAAGCCTGTCTTTTGACCACGTTTGCGCCATTTCAAGTGTTGGCTGCACCACAAGCATCGGTGCTGGGTCTTGATGAACGTGAAAGCCCACCACATTGTTGATCAGTTCCGTCTTGCCGATCTGCGCGGCAGTCATCAGCACAACCGTTTCAATGTCGGGGTCGCTGACTGCATCCATCATTCCGCGCTGATACTCCGCACGACTGGTCGACCATTTCCCAGCTTCCGCTGAACTCTCTGATGATAATTGGCGATGCGTGTCGGCCCACTGACTGACCGTCAAGCGTGGCGGTGGCTTCAGTGCCACGCGTATAGCCTGATCCAGTCGAAGTTTAAGTTTCTTCGTCTGCTGCTTGTTTATCGTATCCGACCAATTCATCCAATGCCTCAACCACTGCGGTTTCTACTATTTCCCGAACTTCTTTAACTGTCGCCGCTGCGTGCGCTTCGGCTGCAACCTTTGTTGGAACCCCCAACAACTTGGTGCGCACTTTCGTCAATTGCGCTTCGAACTGTTTAGCGACTTTTTCAATGTAGACAAGTTCACCACGTTCGACTGCGTTTTCCATTTCTTTCGCGTCGGCTTGCTCTTTTGCTAATCTGGCACGTTCCGCACCAAGATCAAGATCGCCAGATGCCGCGCGTCCAGATGCGATTGCTCGGAAATGCTTGATGTATTGCGCACGCACTTCATCAATATCATATTTTCCGCGATCACGCCGATCAATTACGCCATCTTCAATTAGCTTTGACAGTGCTGGTTGCGTAGTGTTCAAATGTTGCGCTATTTCTTCCAGTGACGACATATTATTATCATAATCCCCCTATAATCGCTCTGGCGCTAGAAATAAATTGCAGTCCGAATTACC